GGTATCAATCGTTATATCTTCCACATTTTTCACAAACGCGCTGGGCTTCATCCCAGTTCTTGATTTTCCCCTTGTCTTCGGGGAATAAAATATCATCCGTTGCAATATTGCAGAGATCAAAACAATATCCCTCTGAAATATCTTTGTCCAACAGGGGACATCTAATCTTCGTGTCCGACAATCTTAATCACCTCTTCTACAAGCCGTTGCCCTGCCATATCCAACAAGCCAATCGACTGGATTTCTCCCATGGTATTCACCGCAACGAATCCACGACTAGAATAAAATTGGTATTGCTGGCCTTGACGCTGTTTCAACGCAACCAGAGCATTTTTATAAAAATCTTGGGCGTCTTTCATACTTAAATTTCGTTCCTTGAACCGCATTAGTGTGTGGTCATTAGCTGTTTTTATTTCAAGCGGAATATTGGGGCTTACCGCAACACCTTTCGCCCGAATTTGCTTTGTCTCACGCATTTCGTTTAACTTCTCATTCACGCGATAATATATTAAATTACTTTGCGGGTTTTCAGTAAGGTATGTGGTTTGGACTTTTACTTTTTCCCATTTCTCAGGTTCATTATACTTCAAATTCTGGAAAGCATCAAGCGTGTTCGGTGCATCTTTACCAAGGACTTTCCGCATGCCCTTTATCTGCTCTATATCGGCTTTTCGGTTCCAGTATTTTTTCTGCGCTGTCTCAAGGCTGTCCGTGCCATACTTTTGGGAAATCTCCCTGCGCCATTCTTTATAATTCATATCGGCAGGTACTTTATAATTTCGGCCGGTTTCCGGATTGCGTGCTGTACGGCTGCCGTCAACTTTCACGCCCGGGATCTTCGGGGCAATCGTGCAGCGGTCATTGGGATGCATCGGGGGAAAATTGACACCGGTTTTGGCCTCAGCCACTTTAAAAACTTTCAGGTCAAGTGCGCCACAAACAGCACAGGTGCGGGCGTCTAAGGTAGCAAGGTACGTGTATTCTTTGACACCCATTGCCTTGTAGGACTCGAGCGCCGCATCATTGTGCATCCGATTGACTTCTGTCCGGATGAGCCGGGCGGCAGCGTAAGAGCCAACATCCATCAGGTCGGATAATTCCGCCGTCATCTGCTGGATAGATTTTCCTGACGTGACACCAGCGTCGATAATCTTTCCACCTTCCGACACCAGTTTATCACGGTTTTTCCAGACACGGGAAGAATAGTTCTCGCCTTTCCACTTGTTCTGAATCGCCTGATGCATAACATCCTGTGAGAGCGGCACAAACGGCGTACCCGGCAATTCCGGCAGCGTGTCATACATGGTCTTGTAATAAGACTTGTCATAGGTTTTCACAAGCTGTCCTGTACCGGTCTTTTCTTCCTGTGCGGCAAGTTTATCGAGTTCCGCCTTGATTGCCCGGCGTGCCGCCTGCAGACGGCTGATACGATACCCATAAGCGGGAGCATTCAACTGTGCCAGCGCTTTTGCATCGCCGGTTTCTTCATACTGCTTTCTTAACTCCGCTAACAGTTCGGCTGTCTCCTGTACAGACAGTAGTTCGTGTGCTTTCTGCTCGTCAACACCGGTGTAATCGACGTAAGCATGAAAGATTTTATGGATCTGCTTTTGCAGGTCTTTATCCGCCTGCTCGTACAGCAGGCGCAGCCGCTGCTGCACTTTTTGTGCATCACTGTGTGACTCTGCTTCGTGCTGTAATGCCCGGAGTGCCCAGTATTTATCTGATTTCATTCAGCATTACCGTCCGGCGATTCAGGTTCAAAGTCAGGGCATTGATTGCCGCGATTCCAAGCGCAATTACGGCCAAAATGGCGTATACAACAAACGTCATCAGTGCCTTTCGCCGAATCATCTTTTGCACATTTCATGCAAAGACAGTTTGCTGTTAAATCCTTCAAACAGTCAATATGGTGCTTGCCTTTCACGTTCCATCATCCCCTTTATCACCGCCGTGCGGTACATCATCATTGCCAAACATCTGCTTACGCCGTTCATCGGCTGCTGTCTGCTGCTTCTGCAAATCCTTTTCCGCCTGTTCCGCGTCATCCACAAGCGGGTGATGCTGCAGCAGGATGTTATCCGGCACCAGCCCGCGGGACTGCATAATCATCTGGACGGTTTCCGCATCATTCACAATCATCGTTTTATTGACGGTCACAACAATTTTAGAACTGTCGTACTGCGTTCCTTGCTTCCGGTTCATATCATCTGTAAGGAACCAGAACAGGTCTTTCAATGCCTTTTTCAGTTTCAAAATCAGCGGGTTCGCCTTGAGGTCCAGTTGGGTGTACTTGAATTTCAGCGCAACGCCGGAAGGATTGTTGCCTAGCTGTTCATCGCTCGTGTCGATACCCATGCCAAAATGGTAAATATCATGCCGGAGCATATCGAGCCATTTGCAGCGTTCCTCAACGGAAAGCGTGACCTGCTGGGCGGTTACGCCGTCACCGGCATCCCCGCCGGACACATTGACAACCCGGTTCATCTGCAGCCGCTTCACGATTTCCCGTGCCGTTTCACCACCGAATCCGCGCACAATCCAGTAGAGGGCGACAAGGTCAATCTGGTCGTTTGTTGTTGCAGAAGAAATCATGTCATAAGCGTCAATCAGGGACTTAATACCGCAGGGCTGTCCGTTCTCGTCCTGCCCGCCGAGGTCGCTTGCTGCTTCACTGTTGTTGTAAAGCGGTACCCATGGCACACGGCCCCAGCTATACGCTTTCCGGCTCGTTTCCGCCCCGTCAACGGTTGTCACATTCCACCAATGCGGCGCTGGGTTGACAGCATATGACGGATCAAGCAGATAATTCCCCTGCTCGTCCTCGACATAGTAGGTCACATCCTGTGCTGTCCACCACTCAACCTTGTACCGCTTGACTGTCTGGCCGGAGGAAACAACATCAAACGTGTAAAAACGAACGACATCTTCCAGTATCCGCTGATGTTCACTGTCGTAAAAGGCAATGACCTCATTTGCAGGCACAATGATATAATGCAGGGAACCGTCCGGATCATAGTACGGATGGACCCAGCCGACACCCTTTTTGCTGGCTTCTTTCACCCAGTCATTTAGCATATCAGGGAATTCTTCATCAGTCGTAAGATTCGTAATGGCTGTTTCAAACGTCTTGTCATCCTCCACACTGACGGTCGGTGGTTTTCCCACCACATAGCCGACTTTTTGGTCTACCAGCAGCCGAAAGAATGGGTGAATATTGTGCAGATTAGAATGATTGGAGTTCGTGACGGTCTGGGCTGTTTCATGTTCTTTCCCATCTTCGCTATCCTCGGCTGGCACTTTGTCGTAAACAACCGACTGCCGGAAGTCATGGTTCAGGATGTCGTGACGGCCATTATAATACCGTTCGCCTACCTCCATGAACTGAGCTTTCGCATCAACGGACCAGTCCCGAAGAATCAGCTTAATAATTTCCGACTGATTGAGCTTTCCCTCAATCGTCAAGCGCGCTTTTATTAAGTCAAGGTCGCTTATATACACGCATTACACCACCCTCACATTTCTCATATCATCCTCACACGCATAGCGAACTGCATCAATGCAGTGGTTGTCACGGTCAGGATATCCGGCCTTAAACTCTCCGCGTGCGTCGCGGTCCAGCTCATATCTGATAAATTCCTTTGCGGCATTCGGGCACCGTTTCTCGTCAATTACAATCTCGTCAAGTCCCTGCAGCCAGTGAATGCCATACTCCACACTGTCCGGGCCTTTCTTGGCACCGCGCACCCGCAGGCCATACCCGCGAACCTCTGCAATACTTTTCGGCTCGGCCGAATCACACACAATATCTTTTCCCTGTCCGCCGTGTTGTTTGACTCTTTCGGCTGCAGCACGGTTTGACAGTCCCACTTGATAGACTTCATCGTAAATCCACAGTCGCCGGTGCTTGCGGTCATACCCGCAGGCAACGAATGCGAACGGGTCAACCGCGAAACCCCAGTCAAGGCCGAAACGATGGCGCGGCATAGCGTTGACTTCTTCATTTGAAATCGTCCGAACTTTCACATTTGTGAACACTTCTCCTCCAGTTCCGGTTGCAACGCCCATATACTCATGTTCATATAAATCCGGGTGCGTTTCTTTCAGGTGCTCTGCTTCAAGTAAGAATTCACTGCCGAGCCACTCCCGTGGTACAGTCAAGTAGGTACTATGATGTTCCACCATGCCCGGCATTGTAAAAGTCGTCGGGTCGTTTACCCAGCTGCGCTGCGAGCGTGGCGGGTTGAAACTATAGAACACTGTGAATTTCGGCCCGCCGCGAAGAACAGACTGCTGAATGCTGCGAATCTTTTCCGGTCCCTCAAATTCATCCAGTTCCTCAACCCACAGGT